AACTATGCAGATGAGCATGCTCAAATTTTCGACGTTGAAAATTCTGACAGAGCTTTTGAAGAAGAAGTAATGTTATCTGGTTTCGCAAATGCTTCAGTTAAACCTGAAGGATCAAGCGTAAACTACGATACAGCACAGGAATCTTTCACTGCTAGATACACACACGAAACGCTTGCTTTAGCGTTCTCAATCACTGAAGAAGCGATTGAAGATAATTTGTATGATAGACTTGCGTCTAGATATACAAAAGCATTAGCTAGATCTATGGCAAATGCTAAACAAGTTAAAGCAGCAAATGTATTAAACAATGCATTTGATTCAAGCTTCACAGGTGGTGACGGCGTAGAACTTTGTTCTGCAGTTCACCCAATTGTAGCTGGAACGTTCAAAAATGAGTTGTCAACAGCAGCTGACTTAAACGAAACTTCGTTAGAGCAGTCGCTAATTGACATCGCAGCAATGACTGATGAAAGAGGTCTAAAAATTGCAGCAAAAGGAGTTAAAATGATAATTCCTTCAGCGCTTCAATTTACTGCTGAGAGATTGATGAAATCTCAAGGTAGAACTGGAACTGCAGATAACGATATCAACGCAGTTGGTAGCATGGGAATGATCCCACAAGGTTACGTAGTAAATCACTACTTAACTGATACTGATGCGTTCTTTATCAAGACTGATGTTCCTAACGGATTAAAAATGTTCGTTAGAGCACCAATCAAAACTGCAATGGAAGGTGACTTCGAAACTGGTAACGTTAGATACAAAGCTAGAGAGAGATATTCTTTTGGATTCTCAGACCCTAGAGGTATCTTCGGATCACCAGGAGCGTAATCTAAATAATTTTGTGGCGGGACATTGTTCCGCCACAATCAAAAAGTAGAAAGAAAAAATGCACCCTAAACATTTTCTTGTAAAAATATATGCCTATCAATATGGTACAGAATTTGTTATTAACTGCCTCGAAGGCCCATTAGATATAGAAAATTCTATCATTGACAGGTTAGGAAAATCTGATATAAAATGGGAGTATCTTGGAGAAATGAATGATCCCAAGGTAAAACGAATAACCTATGAGGAGGTTATGGATGGTGCAAACACATCTAAACGACCTTTACACACAGAAGAAGGGTCTAGATCTGGAGTGGGAGCAGGAGCATCTTAAAGAGGGTAGATATACTCTCAACATGGTTAAGATTGACAGAAAAGTCAGAGAAGTAATTAACCATATAAAACTTGCAGAAGCTAAAAAAGAGCATTTGCAAATTAAAATAGAAGGCTCTCAACCACAAGTTTCTGTAGCTACTTAATAAAAAGCTACATCGTTGGAAAAATTCAATCCACATTACAGGCTCTCTTGCGCTCTACTTAAAACTGTTGTATAAAAAACACACTATACAATTTAAAATAAATTAAATGTAGACGCGTATAGTCGACATCCCTAGGGACTACATTTAAAATATCTAGGAGGATATTAATATGGCTAATACAACTTTTAATGGTCCGGTAAGAGCAGAAGGTGGATTTAAACAAATCTCTAAAAATGCAACTACAGGCGCTATTACAGACAACACAACTATCGACTCAAGTGGAAACATTTCAGGCGGTGGTACATTAAGTGTAACAGGAAGATCAACTCTAACTGGAAACACGATTGCAACAACTGCAGGTACAGGAATTACTACTGGTACAGGCACAGTTTACCAAGCTGGAGTCATTAAAATTGGTGAAGTTTTTCACACTACTATTTTAATTGACTTAACAGGTTTAGCATCATCTGGTTCTGGTGACATTATCGGAAAAGCAGCAACTGCTAATTCTCACATTGGACAAATTACAGCAGCGGTGAACGGAACGGTTCTCGGCGGAAAACTAACTTGTCTAGAAGCTCCAGCAGGCGGAGATCCAGATATCAATCTATGGTATGCGGATGAAGCGACTGGAACAGAAGACGCAGCGGTAACTGGTTTAACTAACCAAGTACAAATTTGTGACAGTGGTGACTTAGCTTTAAATAGCGTAGTTAGTCTTGCAACTGTTGCAGCAGATAAATATCTGTACATGGCAACTGGTGCAGCAACAAACGCTGACTACACAGCTGGAAAACTTCTTATCGAATTTTGGGGATACACAGCTTAATAATAATTAACTTTAATTGGAGCGGGGCTTTGGCCCCGTTCTCTAACAGGAGAAAAAATGGCAGACGCAGTAACAAGTCAAACAATAATTGACACAGATAAAAGAGCAGTAATTAAACTTACTAATATTTCAGATGGATCAGGAGAAAGTTCAGTTAAAAAAATTGATGTATCAGCTTTAAACGCAAATGCTCAAGGAGAAACTTGTTCTAGAGTTACAATAGATCAAGTTTGGTACGATGTTGGCGGTATGCGAGTTGCATTAGAATTTGATGCTAGTTCAAATGTTGTTGGAGTAGTATTAGGTGGAAGTGCAGCAGCAGGTAATGTTTCAGGACATTGGGATTATAGATCATTTGGTGGAATTAAAAATAACGCTGGTGGTGGAATTACTGGTGATATTGATTTAACGACACATGGTCATACAGCTCATGATCATTACACAATAGTATTAGAATTAAGAAAATCGTATTAGGAGTAACAAATGGCCAATACAACTTCCGGCACAGTTACTTTTGACAAAACTTTTGCAGTTGATGAAATAATTGCAGAAGCTTACGAGCGTATAGGTTCACAAGTAAGTTCTGGATATCAGTTAAGATCTGCAAGACGTTCTTTAAATATAATGTTTCAAGAATGGGGTAATAGAGGTTTGCATTATTGGGAAATAGGCGAAGCTAATATTGATGTAATTGAAGGCCAAGCTGAATATACTTTCTATAGAGCAAGTGGAGATGGCACAAGTGCTGTTACAAATCCTGCTAATACTTATGGTGTAGCAGATGTTCTTGAGGCAACTTTAAGAAGTGATAGAACTGCAACTGATCAAGCTGATTCTTCTCTTACAAAAATTGCAAGATCTGCATATTCTGCTTTAGCAAATAAATTATCTAAAGGAACACCCTCACAATATTTTGTTCAAAGATTTGTAGATAAAACAACAATAACAATTTATCCAACATCAGATTCATCTAATGCATCTAAAGACATACATTTTTATTATATTAAAAGAATACAAGATGTAGATTCAACTTATACTGATGCAACAGATATTCCTTATAGATTTGTTCCTTGTATGGTTTCAGGATTAGCTTTTTATTTAGCACAAAAATTTAATCCACAATTAGTTCAACAAATGAAGTTGTTATATGAAGACGAATTAGCAAGAGCATTATCAGAAGATGGATCTGCTTCTAGCACTCACATAACACCTAAAACTTATTATCCGGGAGCATAATGGCATTCGCAAAAGGAAAATACGCAAAAGCAATATCAGATAGATCAGGAATGGAATTTCCATATAATGAAATGATTAAAGAATGGAATGGTCACTTTGTGCATATTTCAGAATATGAAGAAAAACATCCACAATTAGAAATAAGTTCAAAAGCTGGAGAAGGAATTGGTTTAAATAATGCAAGACCTGATAGAAGTGAAAATGAGGTTGCTAGACCCTTGGGACCTGATCCTTTTGAAACAATTGCAGCATCATCAGGTATTATAAATGTATTTGAAAAATCTCATGGTAGATCAACAAGTGACACTGTAAGATTTAGAGGACCAATTTATACAACATCAGATCCAGACGCTTTTCAAAACCCAGTTGGTTTTGATGGTGTGACAGGAGCTAATTTAGCAAAAGCTGCAGGATACTCTATTACAGTTGGTAAGAGAGATTCAAGCGGAAACATTACTAACACAACAGATTTCTATCACTTTACTGTAGACACAAACACTGCTACAACAGGTGGTATATCAGGAGGAGGCAATAGTTGTTCGGCTGGTCCAGCAACATTGACAGCGTAGTATGGCAGGATTAAGTGCATCAGGATTAAAAACACAAATAAGAAGCTACACGGAAGTTAGCTCTACTGTATTATCAGATAGTGTATTAGAAAACATAATATTAAATGCACAATATAGAATTTTTAGAGATGTACCAATTGATGCTGATAGAAAAACATCTACAGGTAATTTTACATCTGGAACAGGCACTGTGACTGTGCCAGCAGGAGCAGTAATTATTAGAGGGGTTCAAGTTTATACTGCAACTGGGTCTACTTATACTGGTGCTAATACTTATTTAGAAAAAAGAGATTTAACATTTTTAGAAGAATATATTTCAGCAACTACATCTACTGGAACACCAAAATATTATGCAATGTTAGATACAGGAGCAACTGGAGAAAGCTCATCAAACTCTGGATCTATAATTGTGTCACCAACACCAAGTGCAACTTTTGCTTACAAAATTCATTACAACGCAGTTCCAGCATTATTAGAAAACAATGATACTAATTATATTAGTATGAATTTTTCAAATGGTCTGTTATATTGTTGTCTAGCAGAAGCTTACGCTTTTTTAAAAGGACCAATGGATATGTTACAACTTTATGAACAAAAATATAAACAAGAAGCAGAAAGATTTGGCGGAGAGCAACTAGGTAGAAGACGAAGAGATGACTATACAGATGGAACAGTCAGAATCCCAGTTAACTCACCAACACCTTAAGGATTAAATTATGGCATCAACTTATTCAGATCTCGGTATAGAACTAATGGCAACTGGCGAAAACGCCGGTACTTGGGGAACAAAAACTAATACCAATTTAAATATTATAGAAAAATCAATTGCTGGTTACGTAGAACAAGCAGTAACTAGTGGTGGAACAACAGCATTAAGTATTACAGATGGTGATGCAACAGAATCTACATCAGTTGCAAGACACGCTGTTATAAAATTAACAGGTACAATAACAGGTAATTCTATTGTAACTGTACCAGATTCTGTAGAAAAAGTTTACATTGTAACTAATGGCACGTCAGGTGCATACACTGTTCAATTTAAAACAGCATCAGGAACCGGTATTACTTTTGGTGTATCAGAAAAAACTACAAGACTAGTTTATTCAGACGGAACAAATCTTGTTGATGCAGGGTTTGGTGGATCGTTAGATATAGAAGGAAGAGAATTAGTTTTAGATGCTGATGGTGATACAACTCTTACAGCAGATACAGATGATCAAATAGATATTAAAATAGCAGGCGCTGATGATTTTAGATTTACAGCAAATACATTTACAGCTTTATCAGGAAGCAGTATTGCTGCACCTACTATAACAGCTTCTACAGCTTTTGTTCCCGATGCATCAGATGGTGCAGCTTTAGGAACTTCTTCATTAGAGTTTTCAGATTTATTTTTAGCAGATGCAGCAGTAATTAATCTTGGTGCAGATCAAGATGTAACACTAACTCACGTTGCTGACACTGGTGTTCTTTTAAATGGCGCTAATGTAATTCAATTTAGAGATTCAGGTTTAACAATAGGATCTAATGCAGATGGTGATTTAGATATTGTGTCAGATGGTACAGCAGTTGACTCAATTAATTTAGAATCTGCTGGTGGTATTACACTTGATGCAGGAACAGCTGGAAATGGTATTGTTTATGAAGACGATGGCACTGAAATGGCTCGTATTCATAATTCATCAAGCAATGTTATATTAGAAACAAAAGTTTCAGACGCAGACTTTTCAATTAAAGGTAATGATGGTGGTTCAACTATCACCGCTTTAACTTTTGACATGTCAGATACAGGTAAAGCTACATTTAGTGGCAATGTGGTTGTAACGGGAGATCTTACAGTATCCGGTGATGATATTACTATGGGTACAAATACTGCAGGCAATTTATTAGTTGCAGATGGTACAAACTTTAATTCAATAGCTGCAGGCAGTTTGTCTGAAATATCTACAGTTGCGAACGATGATGTTTTTATAGCAGTAGATACTTCAGGTGGTGGACTTAAAAAAATTGCAAGATCAACAATAGTAGCAGGGCTTGCTACATCAGGTGCAATATCAAATGTAGTAGAAGACACTTCTCCACAATTAGGTGGTGATTTAGACACTAACTCTGCAAACATTTTAATAGATGATGCACATTTTATTGGAGATGAAAATGGTAACGAACAAATAATATTTCAAACAACAAGTTCAGCAGTTAATCAATTTGATGTAACAAATGCTGCAACAGGTAATCCACCATCGGTAAAAGCTACTGGTGGTGACTCTAATATTGATTTTAATATAAGTGCAAAAGGCACAGGACATGTAACTGTTTTAGGTGACACTAATTCAGGTGCTATTCAATTTAACTGCGAATCTAATTCACATGGTCAAATTGTAATTGCACAACCTCACTCGGCTGCTGTTACAAATACTTTAACTTTACCAGCTGGTGCTAGTTCAACTTTAGTATCTCTTGTTTCAGAAGATACTTTAACAAACAAAACTTTAACTACTCCTATAATTGCAGAAATTGATTCTGGATCTACAATTACACTTGATGCAACAACAGATATTATTTTAGATGCAGATGGTGGAGATGTATTTTTTAAAGACGCGGGCACAACTATTGCTACATTAACAAATTCATCTAGTGATTTTGTAATTACGACAGGTGTTCAAGATAAAGATTTTATAGTTAAAGGTGACGATGGTGGAGCAGCTATAACAGCATTAACTTTAGATATGTCTGCAGCAGGTGCAGCAACATTTAATGACAAAATAATTGCTACTGAATTAGATATATCTGGAAATATAGATATTGATGGAACTGCAAATTTAGATGTTGTTGATATTGATGGCGCAGTGCAATTAGACGCTACACTTACAATAGGTGCTAATGATCAAGGATATGATGTAATACTTTATGGAGATACAGCAAGTGCCAACATGACTTGGGATACTTCAGCAGACGATTTAATTTTTAATGGAGCAGCAGGACTTATTGTGCCTGATGGTCAATTTACATTAGGCAGCACAGCAGTAACTTCAACTGCAGCAGAACTTAATTTATTAGATGGTGTTTCAGGGTTAGTTCAAGCAGATTTAACTAAACTAGCAGCTGTAGATTCAACAGCAGCAGAACTAAATATTGTTGATGGTGGAACATCTGCTACATCTACGACTATAGCTGATGCTGATAGATTTGTGGTTAATGACAATGGAACTATGGTCCAGGTTGCAGCATCAGATTTAATAACATATGTAAACGCTAATTCTAGCGCTGCATCAACAGGAAAAGCTATTGCAATGGCGCTAGTTTTTGGATAAAAGGAGTAGATTATGGCAATACCTAATATAGTAAACGTAGCAACAATTCACGCAGAAACACTAGTTGGTGATTTAACAACAACTTTAACAACAACTTTAGTTACTGGTGAAGCTGAACACGTATATAAAATAAATGTGTTTAGAGTTACTAATGTAACAGATAACGATGCAACATGTACAATAGACATTGAAAAAGGTGGCACGCACAAAAAAATAGCAAATGAAATTACAGTTCCTGCAAACTCTGCAGTTGATATTATAGACAAAGGCAATTCATTTTATTTAGAAGAAACCGATCTTATTAGAGGTGGTGCTTCAGCAGGTTCAACACTAGAATTTGTAACATCATACGAAGCATTAGCTGATTAAAGGATTAAACTATGTCAGATAGTTATCCGAATAGAACCAATGCCAGAGGAATCTGGAATATTTCAGAACTTAACGATGTGTTTTTTGGCACTAGAGGAATGTGGTATGGAGGAGGCACTTCTCCAGAAAGTAATGTAATTGATTACATTAATATTTTATCAACAGGTAACGCTACTGATTTTGGAGATTTAACAACATTAAAATATCAATGTTGTGCTTCAGGTTCAAAAACTAGAGCAATTATTTCTGGTGGAGGAGATGACCCTGCCACAGGTGATTTAGATGTTATTGAATATGTAACTTTTTTAACAACAGGTAATGGAGCAGATTTTGGAGATTTAACTGATGCTAGAAGAAGATCAGGTGCCTTTTCAAGTAACACACGAGGAATTGTATCTGGAGGTGCTACTGATGGTTATTCTGACATTTTAGATTATATAACTATAGCATCTTTAGGTAATGCTATTGATTTTGGAAATAATTTATCTGGAGCTAGATATTTAGGTGCGTGTAGTAGTCCTACAAGAGGAGTTACTCATGAAGGTTGGTACAGTCCAGGAGCATCACAAAATGTTTTAAGTTTTGTTGAAATTGCATCAACAGGTAATGCTACAGACTTTGGAGATTTGTCTTCAGCGCGTCATCAATCAGGATGTTGTTCTTCAAACACACGTGGGTTATTTGCAGGAGGTAATCCATTAGGAAGTGTAAATACCATAGATTATATTACTTTTGCAGCTCACGGGAATTCTCTTAATTTTGGAGATCTTTCGACTTCAAGAGGTTACACAGATGGTTGTTCAAATAATCTTAGAGGAATATTTGGAGGAGGAGATCCAGGTCCAGGAGTCTCAAACGTAATTGATTTTATAACAATTGAATCTGCTGGTAATGCAGTTGATTTTGGAGATTTAACTGTTGGAAGAACAGAAATAGCATCTTCATCAAATGGAGATGGTGGACTTAATTAAAATAATATAATATAATATAATCCTATACATGAAAGAAATATTTTTCCTTAACGGATTACCTAGAGCAGGTAATACAGTATTTGGCTCTATTATGAATCAGAACCCTGACGTTGCGGTAACTAGTAATAGTATTACAGCAGATATGATGGGTGAATTGTTTATGCTTAAACATACTGACATATTTAAAAATTTTCCAGATCACAAATCTTTTGACAATGTAGCAAAAACGGTGTTTGAAAATTATTACAAAGATTGGAATTACAAATATATTATAGATAGGTCACCTTGGGGATATCCAGTAAATTTAAAATTTTTAAAAGAAACAAGAACTAATATAAAAATTATAGTTTTTGTTAGAGATATTGTAGAAGTGTTGGGCTCATTTATTGATTGGTCTAATAGAGAACCTACTGCATTTGTTAATCTATATGAAGCTAAAACTGTAGAAGAAAAATGTGACATGTTAATGAATAAAGATGGTCAAATTGTAAAAGAGTTAATAGGTATAAAACATTTAATAGACCATCAACCTAAAGAAATATACCACATAGTAAGATTTAATGACCTTGTAAGAAATACAGAGAATACTATAGATGGTGTTTATAATTTTTTAAATATACCAAAATTTAAACATGACCTTAACAACATAGGTCAATTTAAAGTAAACAACATGGGCTACGATGATAACATAGTTGGAGAAGGGTTGCATACACTAGAAACTGGTGCTATAAGTGACTATAAAGAAAAGTATGATGCCTATAGTATTATACCAAAAAGTATCATTGAAAAATATAAACAATGCAATTTCTGGGAGGAAATATAAATGTCAAGTAAAGATCTAGTAATACAAAAACTATCAAACTCACCATTGGTTAAAAAAGAATATAAGCAAATGTTAACCAATATTAATGCAACACTGCCTGCAATCAAACAATCAAGTTCTAACTTTTATAAATCACACTCACAATTTATGGGTGTCATGTTAGATGTAACAGCAATTACACCTATTAGATCAGTCAAACATACACTAGCTGAACTAGATAAAACTAGAATGGCGTTAGAAGAAGCACAGCTTAAAATGATGAAAAAAGATATAGAACTTCGTCAAAAAGAAAAAAAACTAGCTGATGGCAATTATAAAGATGAGCTAGAAAGAGAATTATTAGAAACTGAGATTTTAGAAGTTAAAGTAAATATGAATAATATACAAAATTCAGTATCTGGAGCTATTAGAAAAATGAACTTTTTTACTAATCAATACAAAAGTATATTAAAAAAACTAGGTAAAGAAGATATTACCGAAGAAGAATATGAAAAAGAAGAATCAAGGTACCATGTTATGACTTGCTTAAAGCAGGCCTTAAATGCGGCTCGTGCAAGAGGCGGAGTTATTGACGAAGGAAACTTGATTTATCTCTTCGATATGGGTATAAACAGTGCACAGGCACAAGCTGAAATTTATTCTTATTTAGAAATGGAAAATAAGTTAATGAGAGAAGGCAAAGCGCCTACCCACGAAATGACCATGCAATGGTTAGAAGCGTGCGCTGATAAGTTCTCAGGAGATGCAAATAAATTTGCAGAGCGTAGAGGATTTAAACTGTACGATGAAGAGTCGCTTAACACTAAACTAATAGATAATAAGGATACAACAAATGGCAAATAAAATAATTAAATATAATTTAACTTCTGGTGGAACTATTCCAGAATACATTGAAGATGGTGGTTATTTTCCAAAAGCAAATAGTAATGCATCTCCTCAAGATTGGGACATGATTGGTGCGACTGTAGATGGATCAGACGAAACTGGATTAGGTGAGTTAGCAAACGCAGCAGCAATTAAATCTTATTTAGATACTTACACATCTGATTGGAAAGAAAAAGATGCAAGTGGTAATGAAGTAGATTTTAATCAAACTAATGCAGCTAATTATATTTGGACTAAAAAAATAAGTTAAGGAATTTAAATGGCGAACTACCCGCAACTTGATGACTGTTCGGGCGTATGGACTTTGAAAGAAGTTAACAACGCTGTTATGGGTGGCTATTGGCGTCAAGCAGGAACACGAGGAATATTTGGAGGAGGTTATTCTTCTCCAGCCCTTATTGCTGCAGCTGATTTTGTAACAATTGCAACAACTGGAAATGCTGCTGCTTTTGGTAATTTAAGTGTAAGTAGAAGACATTTAACTGCTTTCAGTTCTTTTAATAGAAATTTTTTTGCAGGAGGTGCAACTCCTTCAATGGTTAATCATATTGATTATTTTACAACATCATCACAAGGTAATGCATCTGACTTTGGAGATTTAACAAATGCTAGAAAAGCAATTGGCGCATCAAGTAATTCTACAAGAGGTGTAGTTTTTGGAGGCACTAATCCATCAAACGTAAATATAATAGATTATATTACTATGGCATCAGTTGGTGATGCAATTGACTTTGGAGATTTAACTACAGTAGCAAATGGTGCTACAGGAGCATCTTCTCCGGTTAGAGGAATTAGATTAGGAGGGCAGCCTGTTTCAGCTACTATAGATTTTTTTGAAATAGCAACAACAGGAAACGCTATAGATTTTGGAGATTTAGCAGTAAGTGTAGCAGACGCTGCTTCATTTGATTCTTCAACAAGAGGAGTTGCTGTAGGAGGTTATCCTGGTGGTTCTAATACAAACACTATTCAATATGTTACCATAGCTTCACAGGGTAATGCTGTAGATTATGGAGATGCTACAAATGCTTTAGATGTAACTGGTGGCACATCTAATTCTATAAGAGGATTAAAAGGTGGAGGACCTGGTGTATCAAATGTTATAGATTATATAACTATTACTAATGGTGGTACGGCTCTTGACTTTGGAGATTTAGCTACTGCAAGAACAGAATTAGATGCAACATCAAATGCACACGGTGGTTTAAATGAAGGCTATCAAGGAACAAGAATAGCACCGATATCACAAGGTGGTGGTGGAGGACAGAGATTAATTTTTGCAGGTGGTGAATATAATTATACAGCTAAAGTTGGTTTTGTAACTATTTCAACTTTAGGTAATGAAAATGATTTTGGAGAGCTAGTTACAGCTACCTCTGCTTTAGCAGGTGCATCTAGTTCCACTAGATGTTTGATTGGAGGAGGGCAAACTCCATCAGCAAATCTAGATACAATTAATTATGCTGAATTCAGCTCAAAAGGAAATTTTGCAGATTTTGGAGATTTAACTGGAAGAAGAGATAAACTTCCTGGTTGTTCTAATGATACTAGAGGAGTGTGGGGTGCTGGTAGAGATAATTCAGATGACAATGCTTTGGCAAATATTATAGATTATGTAGTTATTGCAACAATAGGAAATGCTTCTGATTTTGGAGACGCAACTGTTTCAAGACAAGGTGGCTCAGGTACAGCATCTACTACAAGAGGTTTGTTTGGTGGTGGTTTTACTCCATCATATTCAGATGTAATAGATTATATTACAATTGGTTCTACAGGTGATGCTACAGACTTTGGAAATTTAACGGTTGCAAGGGGAGCAAGTGGTAATAGTGCTTCTAGTTCAACTAGAGCAACTTTTGCTGGTGGAAGTGGATCTCCAGCAAATTCTAATGTTATAGATTATGTAACTATTGCTTCAACAGGCAATGCTAATGATTTTGGCGATCTTGAATTTATTACAGCTTATGCATCAGGTTCAAGTAATTCAACAAGAGGTGTTTATTCTGGTTTTAATAATACAGGTGCCACAGGTGCAGATGGAAGTTTTGGTAACTGTCCTCATATATCTTATATCACTATTGCTTCTACTGGAAACTATACTGACTTTGGAGATTTAACCCATTCACCTAGAGATTCTAGCGGAAGATATGCTATAGCAGCGGCTTCTAATGGTCACGGAGGATTAGCATAATGGCTGTTTGGGATATTAAAGAACGGTATAAAAAAGCTAGAGGTAATGAGATTAGAGGTGATTTATGTGTTACTTATGGTGGAGCTACAGATACTTCTGGAACTGGAACAACAGGCAGTGGTGTTATACAAATATCTTCTACAGGTAACGAAGTAAGTTTTGGAAGCATTAAAAGTGGTGATGGAACAGGATGCACTGGCTTAGGTTCTTCTACAAGAGGAGTTTTTGGTACACACACTCCAGCGCAAGCTAATATAGATTATATTACTTTTTCAAGTAAAGGAAACGGTGCAGATTTTGGAGACTCAACTTCTAATAGATTTTCAGCATCAGGCGTATCTAGTAATACAAGAGGGGTATTTATGGGTGGTGCAACACCTAGTAGAGTTAATGTTATAGATTTTGTTACAATTGCATCTGTAGGTAACGCAATTGATTTTGGTGATTTAACAGCGGGAACAGCTGCTGGAGCAGAAGGTGCAAGTAGCACTAGAGGATTAAGAATGGGTGGATCAACACCATCTAATGTTAATGTTATTGATTTTATAACTATTTCTACAACTGGCAATGCAACTGACTTTGGAGATTTATCTGCTGCTAGACAAGGCTCAGGAAGTGCTAATTCATTAACAAGATCTGTGATAGGTGGAGGTATTGAACCATCACTGGTTAATACTATAGAATTTGTAACAACAGCTTCAGCTGGTAATGCGACAGATTTTGGAGATTTAACAGCTACTAGAAGAAATATGCAGAATGGTTTAGCTTCTAATTCAATTAGAGGATTATTTTTAGGTGGATATGAACCAACTTTTGTAAATAAGATAGAGTTTATTACAATGGCTTCAACTGGTGATGCAACTGATTTTGGAGATATGCTTGGAGCTGAAGCAGATGCTGGAGTTGCCTCTAATGGACATGGTGGTATAGAAATAGGTGTAGATCAAAGACCATCTGTAACCTATATGCATGGATCAGGAAGAGGATTATTTATGGGAGGAAGAAGTCCAACTCTATCTACAGTCATACATATGAATCACATTCCAACAACAGGTAATTCATCAGATTTTGGAGATTTAATAACAGCAATGAGAAGTATGTCTAATGCTTCAAGTTCAACTCGTGCTCTTTCAGCAGGAGGATATGGTTCTGATTACACAAATACAATTGAATCTGTTGAATTTCAATCATTAGGTAATGCTGCAGACTTTGGAAATTTAACGGTTTCTGCTTATGATCCACAAAATGGAAATGTAGGTAGCACTACTAGAGGAATTTTTGCAGGAGGTCATGTTAACCCTACTCAAAATGATACAATAGGGTATGTAACCATGGCAACTATGGGGGATGCAA